CTGATGATCAAGGGCAAGTTCAAGATCTTCGCTGGCCTGCGCGACCTGCTGGACGAGTTCCTGCAGTACCACCGAGACGAAAAGGGCAAGATCGTCAAGGTACGGGACGACCTGCTCGACGCCATGCGGTACGCCTACATGATGCGTCGCCATGCCATCGCGTACGGTGAGATCGGCCGCTCTCAGGAGGTCGTCGCCAACCCGATCCCGATGCATTCGCCGTTCAGACGACGATAATCACGCCCTGCACACACCCGGCCGGCATTGCCCGGCGCGCTGAGTCCCTGAGGCCGCCAGCTCCTCGCTCATCCCGACAGGGAGCGACGGACCATGCCGCGACTCAGCAAGGAACAGGAACTAGCGAACCTCCACGCGGAGGCCGTGCGCGAGTTCGACGACATCCAGAAGGCCACCCACGCCGAGCGACTGCAGGCGCTGCAGGATCGGCGCTTCTACTCCATCGCCGGCGCCCAGTGGGAGGGCGACGTCGGCGACCTGTACGAGAACAAGGCGCGCTTCGAGTTCAACCACGTACACCTGGCGGTGATCCGGGTGGTGAACGAGTACCGCAACAACCGGGTGACGGTGGACTTTCAGCCCACGGACGGAGCGCCGAACGACGACTTCGCCGACACCTGCGACGGGCTCTATCGTGCGGACGAGCAGCGGTGCAGCGCCAACGAGGCCTATGACAACGCCTTCGAGGAGGGCACCAGCGGCGGCATGGGTGCTTGGCGGCTGCGCTCCTGCTACGAGGACGAGGAGGACGAGGACGACGAGCGGCAGCGCATCTCCATCGAGCCGATCTTCGATGCCGACACCACAGTGTTCTATGACCTGGACGCCAAGCGCCAGGACAAGGCCGACGCCAAGCGGTGCTACGTTCTCACGCCCTACAGCCGCGACGCCTACGAGGCCGAGTTCGACGACGACCCGTCGAGTTGGCCGCACGAGGTCAGCCAACTGCAGTTTGATTGGTGCACCGCGGATCTCGTCTGGGTGGCCGAGCGCTACAGCGTCGAAGAGACCAAGGAGCAGGTCCGGTTCTACACCGGCCTGCTCGGAGATGAGGGGCAGGAGGAGCTGAAGGTCACGCAGGACGAGATCGATTCCGACACCGGCCTGATCGAGCGGCTGCGTGTCACCGGCTACACCTTGGCGCGCACCAAGAACATCAAGCGGCGGCGAATCCGCAAGGTCATCATGTCGGGCTCTCGGATCCTCGAGGACTGCGGCTACATCGCTGGCCGATGCATCCCGATCGTTCCGTTCTACGGCAAGCGCTGGATGGTGGACGGCGTCGAGCGCTTCATGGGGCATGTCCGCCTGGCGCGCGATCCGCAGCGGTTGATCAACATGATCATGTCCTGGCTGGCCGAGATGGCGGCGCGATTCGACGTCGAGAAGCCCATCTTCGACCCGGAGCAGATCGCCGGCCACGAGCAGATGTGGTCGAACGACAGCATCGAGCGCTGGCCGTACCTGCTGGCGAACGCACAGAAGGACAAGCAGACCGGCAGCAAGATCCCTGGCAGCCAGGTGCCGGCCGCTTACACCAAGGCGCCGAACATCCCGCCGGCCATGGCTGCTCTGGCGCAGATGGCACAGCAGGCACTGCAGGACCTACTGGGCAACCAGCAGGCCGGCGAGCAGATGCAGCCGAACCTGTCGGGCAAGGCGGTGGAGCTCATCCAGAACCGGCTGGACATGCAGGTGTTCATCTACATGAGCAACTTCGCCAAGGCCATGAAGCGATCCGGTGAGGTCTGGCTGTCGATGATGCGGGACGTGGCCGTCGAGGAATCGCGCCGCATGAAGACCGTGAGCACCAACGGGCAGTCCGGCTCCACGGTGGTCAACGAGCCGGTGATCGACGAGAAGACTAGCAAGCGCGTGATCCGCAACGAGTTTGCGAAGGCCTCCTATGACGTCGTCGCTGATGTGGGCCCGTCATCGACCAGCCTACGCAATGCGGTCGTGCGCGCACTCACCGGCATTGCCAGCGTCACCGAGGACCCGGAGACCAAGCAGGCACTCACTCTGGCCACCATCTCGAACCTCGAAGGGGAGGGTCTGGGGGATCTGCGCGACTGGGGCCGCGCTCGCGCCGTTCGTATGGGCTTGATCAAGCCGAACGATGAGGAGAAGGCCGAGCTTGCGCAGGAGCAGGCAAGCCAGAAGCCGGACCCTCAGCAACAGTACCTCATGGCCGCGGCCGCTGAGGCGGAAGGCAAGGCCAAGCAGGCCGAGGCCAACACGGTGCTGACCGTCGTGAAGGCCGAACAGGCCCGCGCGGAGACCGCGAAGACGCTGGCGGAGATCGACACAGAGAAGCAGCAGCAGGTGATCGACGCGGTGAACGCCTTCCAGCAGGCCGCTCAGCCCCCGGCAGGGTTCGATCCGATGGGGCAATAGAAAGCACCGCTTTCCGTTGTCGGCCGTGAATTGCCTGTTTATGCAGCAGTCGGCACCAGAATCGCGACCAACGCAAAGACCACCAGGCCAACCGTGAACGTATCGACCATCCTCGCCAAGCTGCTCGCCTTGTTCGGTATCGCCCCGCGCTATGTGGTCGATGCTGATGGCGGCGCTGCAGGCGAGGATGACGAAGGCGCTGACGTGGATGGTGATGGTGCTGACGACGCTGAAGGCGAGCAGCACGACGACGACGCTGACGGCCAGAGCGGCGATGAAGGCGATGCCGACGAGACCGCCGCAGCTTCCGAAGGCGACGAGATCACGATCTCCATCGAAGGCGAGGAGCCATCGGCCGGCGAGGAGGAAGACACCAAGGCCGCGCCGGCCTGGGTCAAAGACCTTCGCAAGACGAATCGCGAACTGGTGCGCCGGCAACGCGAGCTCGAGGCCGAGAACGCCAAGCTCAAGAACCCCTCGGGGGCCGCTCCGGCGGCATCTGCTGTCGGCGAGAAGCCGAAGCTCGAAGACTTCGACTACGACACCGACAAGTTCGAGGCGGCTTACGAGTCGTGGCAGGAGCGCAAGCTGCGCGCAGACGAGCAGCAGCGCGAGCGCGAGGCGCAGGAGCGCAAGGCCAACGAGCACTACCAGGCCAAACAGCTCAAGTACACGCAAGCGAAGCAGTCACTGAAGGTCAGTGACTTCGAGGAGGCGGAGGAGGTCGTACAGGACACCTTCTCTGTCATCCAGCGCGGCCTACTCATCGCCGCTCCGCGCTCGGCAGAACTCGTCTACGCGCTGGGCAAGAACCCGGTGCGCGCCAAGGCTCTTGCGGGCATCGCCGATCCGGTGGAGTTCCTTTGGGCCGCCGGAGAAGTCATGAACAAGATCAAGGTCACGCCGAAGCAGCGCACTGCTCCGGCTCCGGACCGTGTTGTCCGCAGCAATGTGCCAGGAGCGACCGTGGCGTCTCGTGAGCTCGAGAAGCTGCGCGAGAAGGCGCACCGCACGGGCGACATGACCGAGTACCTGGCCGCAAAACGGCGAGCCAAGGAGAAGGCTTCGGCCTGATCCGTCGCCGCTACGGCAAAGCGCGCCGCCTGGCGCGGCCCTGACGGGGCCAAACAGGCGCGAGATGAACGGCTGCCGCCCGGCCGCAAAGGGTGAGTGCAAAGCGATTCCCTCAATCCCTCACAGGACTTGCACTCATCATGGCAAACGCACTCGCCAAAGACCTCGAGCTGATGTTCGAGGAGTACGTGGAAGGCTTCGACGCCAACTGCGTGATCTCGATGGAGGCTGAAACCTCCTACCCCGACGCGCAGACGATGCAGCGCGCGGGCGACACCTTCTACAAGAAGCAGAACTTCCACGCCGCGGTCGTCACCGGCCTCGACGTGTCGGGCTCGACCCGCACCGACGTGGTGGATCGCTTCGTGCCGACCGTCTACCGCTCGCCGGACAACGTGATCTACGAGCTAGACGCCAAAGAACTGCGTGACGAGCAGTACATGCGCAAGATGGGCCAGGCGGCCGCACTGCGACTGGCTGCTGAGATCGACAAGAACCTCTACGCGACGATCGCGAGCTACGCGAACATCATCGTGAAGAAGGTGGGCGCGATCAGCTGGGATGACGGCGCCACTGCCGAGGCTCTAATGCTGTCGCGCGGCATCAAGTCGGGCAACCGCAAGCTGTTCCTGAATCCTTTCGACTACTCGGTCGTCGCGAAGGATCTGGGCAACCGCGCGTACCTGGGCGACCGCTCGAAGGACGCCTACGAGCGGTCGAAGGTGCCCGACATCGCCACCTTCTCGACCTTCCGCACCGACAACGTGGCGAACCTGGCTGCGATCGGCACCGTCACCGGCACGACCGTCACGGCGAACACCTCGCACACCGTGACGGCCATGACGGGCGACGTCCCGACCGACAACCGGGTGGGTACGCTGGGCGTGAGCGGCGCGAACATCGCCAACATCAAGAACGGCGACTCGTTCACCATCGCGAACGTCAACGCGGTGCACATGATCGACAAGAGCGACACCGGCCAGCCGATGACGTTCCGCGTGATCAGCGGCGGCGGCACGGCCTCGCTGACGGTCAGCCCGAAGATCATCACCACTGGCCCGTACCAGAACGTGACGGCCCAGGCCGCCGCGGGTGCTGCGCTGACCTTCCTGAACACCGTGACGAAGCCTGTCAACGTGTTCTGGGATCAAGGCGCCGTGACGCTGGACTACGGCCGCCTGGCGTTCCCGAGCGCAGCCGGTGCCAACGTCATGACCGCCACGACCAAGAACGGCGTGCCGCTCGTGATGGTCGCGCAGCTCAACGCCCAGACGGGCAAGGTGTTCGTGCGGCACACCACGCTGTATGCGGCCTCGGTGCTCGATCCCGAGAAGTGCGGCCTGATCCTGGCCAGCCAGACCTGATCGGCGACTCCGCCTGACCCGCCCCGGCCGTTGTGCCGGGGCTTTCGCAAGGACGCACGAACATGGACTTCCCCCGTCTTCTGTACCGCCTGGGCGGCCCGTGGGCGCTCGAGGCCGGCGACTTCTCGGTGCTCGAGGTCGCCGACGAGGAGCAATTCGCCTCTGCCCAATCCGAAGGCTGGCACCTGGACCAATACGCCGCCAAGGATGCCGCCGACGCTGAGCAGGCGCAGCGGGATGCAGAGTTCGCCGCACGCATCGCAGGCGAAGAGAGCGGTGATGCCGACGGCTCACCGGCCAGCACGGCGCCGCGCCTGACCCGTGACGAACTCGAGGCCAAGGCCGCCGAGCTGAAGATCCCCTTTGGCCCGCGCGTCACGGACAAGAAGCTCGCGGCGCTGATCTCTGCCGCCCTGTCCGATTGACTGGGTGGCGTGATGGGCTGGACCAAGCAGCAGATCATCGAGCAGGCATTCGCTGAGTTGGGCTTGGCGGCCCGCGTCTTCGATCTGGAAGACGAGGAGCTCGAGGACGCGCTGCGCCGGCTCGACACGATGATGGGCACCTGGGAGGCCCGCGGCATCCGACTGGGCTACCCGGTGCCATCGTCCCCCGACGATTCGGACCTCGACGACGACAGCAATCTGCCGGCTGGCGCGGTGGAGACGGTGTATCTCAACCTCGCTGTGCGCATTGCCCCGGGCTACGGCAAGGCGGTCCGCATCGAGTCACGCATGGCGGCGAGTGACGGCTACGACGCCCTCGAACGGGTCGCCGCAATGCCGCGTCAGCAGCAGCTCCGCTCGATCCCAGCGGGCGCGGGCAACCGGTGGTGCCGGCCGTTCACGCCAGTGCCCGACGACTCCCCGCTGCAGGTGGACGAAGCGGGCAATCTCGACCTTCAGGAGTGACCGCATGTCGGCCATCAACCGATTGAGCCAAGGGGATCCGTCCAGCGGGTCCCGGCTCCCGTTCTACGACCCCGACAACGGCGCCGATCGCACCTGCTCTGTCAGCCAGCTTGTCGAGCTCATCCAGTCGTTGCTGACCGCTGCCGGCGCCCCGGTGGCCCAGTACTCGGCGCCAAGTGCGACGGGCTTCAGCGTCACCGTCGCGCCCCCCACCGATGGATCCTCAGTCTGGCTGCTGCTCACGCCCGCTGCTGGCTATGCAGCCGGAACGGTGGTCCTGCCTGCCGCAGGTGTCGATGGCCAGGAGGTGTCGGTTACCTGCGCCCAGGCCGTGACCGCGCTGACCGTCAACGGCAACGGCCACACCGTCAACGGCGCGCCAACGACGCTCGCCGCAAACGCCTTCTTCCGGCTCCGCTATGACGGGGTCTTCGCCGCCTGGTACCGCATCGGCTGAGGAACACATGAGCACCACCATCAACGCCGGCGTCACCGCCTCCATCAGCCTCACGGCCAAGCAAGTGATCATCGGCCGCGGCCCTGGTGTCGCGGTGATCGCATCCACGCAAGCCTCGTTCACTCAGGCGCTCACCGCCGGCGACGAATGGCGCATCGGTCCGTTCGACCAAGACCGCACTGTTGGTCTCACGGCCGGTGTTTCCGCCGTCACCTATGACGTCTCCACCTTCGTGGACCCGTCGCGCCGGGTGGTGGTGGGCGATGACGGCACGCCCCGTGACTCTAAAAACGGAGCAGCGGTGTCAGGGGCTAGGGTTTTGCTGGTGTCGTCCGATGTGACCATCACCACGGCCAATCAGGACACCTATTCCGATGCTGTCCTGGAGGTCACGGGCGTCTATGCCATCACACTGTCTGCCGGGCTGAAGGACAACGTAGCCTTCTCCGTGATCCCCAGTGCGGGCGGCTGCTCCATCGTCAGCGATGGCACGGTGCTACTCAATGGTGCGACGACGAGCATCGCCAGAGCGTACGCCGGCAATCCGATGTTCGTGGTCCAGCAGCGCGCCTCGAATCGCAACAGCTACATCGTCAGCGGAGTGTGACCAATGGGCAGATCATCTCTCGCTCGCGCCGCGATTGCTAAAGCGTACACGGGCCCCGACACGGGCGTGCAGTATTGCGGCATCAACCTGTCTGGGATGGAGTTCGCCGGCGGCGTGTTGCCGGGCACGTTCGGTGTTGACTATTTCCTGCCGGGGAATCAAAGCGTTACGTTTTGGGCGGCGCGTGGAGTGAACATCGTCAGATTCCCGTTCAAGTGGGAAAGGCTTCAGCCGACGTTATACGGGGACTTGGACGCAACCAATGTCGGGCGACTGCAGACGATGGTCTCTCGGTGCGCCGCATTTGGAATCAAAGTCATTCTTGATTGCCACAACTATGGCAAATACTACTCGGTTACATCGGACTGCAATGCGGCAACACTGAGCGACTTTTGGGGGAAACTGGCGGCGGTATTTGCATCTAGCCAGAACGTAGTGTTCGGGTTGATGAACGAACCTGCGGAGAACGACTATACGGTGTGGGCCGGGGTGTGTAATGCGTGCATATCTGCTATCAGGAGCGCTGGCGCCACAAGCCAACTAATCCTCGTCCCTCCAAATAGCGGCAGCACTGTCGGCAATTTCGTTTCCGAAGGCACGACGAACAAGCGCGGGTATCTCATGCCGGCGCTTATATCCGATCCGTACAACAACGTCGCGTATGAGCTGCACCAATATTTCGATGACGGCTTCTCGGGGACAAGCGCACAAGTGCGTGGCGCCAATATTTTCAGGAATTTCATAAGCGCCGCTACCGTGATCGCCCGCAAGGCGGGGATCAAACTGTTTTTTGGTGAAGGCGGAGCAGGCAGTTCGACTCAACTGGCACTCGACTGCATGAAGCGCGGATTAGCGCACATGAATAACAATTCGGACGTGTGGATAGGCTGGACAGTATGGGGGGCGGGTAATTATTGGTCGGGCTCCTATATTCTGCTTTTGCAGGGATCAAATTACGCTGACACACAACAGTCGTTGGCGCAGCGTCCGTACTTTTTGCGCGGCTCAAAGCGCGATGGGTCCACGGTAGTTTCGGCGGGCGTCTTATCAATGTCGGACCAAAGCGTCGTCTTCGGCACTGTCAACGGCAAAACAGCGATGACAGGCGGGTACAGCTATTCAGCATATTCTGTGAATCCGGGGTACAGCGCAAACGGAGACTATTTAAGCCCTGTCTTCCGCAGCGCTCCGTGCATGCTTGAGGGGGTTGTGAGCATTCCTTCTGGCTGGGCGCCAGGCGCGACGAGATACTTTTTCGGCAACACGTTTCGGCTCGGCATTGACTCTTCTGGCAGGCCGCTTGCGCTCTATGGGTCTGTGACGATAGTCGCAGCATCGAATATTAAGGACGGACTGGAGCATCATATCCGTGCTTATTATTCGCGCACGGTTGGCGTCCGTCTTTACGTGGATGGTGTATTGGTGGCTTCGTCCGCCACGACGGGAGACGCCGCAGGGCTTGGCGACAGCGGCTCTTGGGGCGTCGGCACGTCTGGGAGCACCGCCGGGAACGCAATCACTGCCAATGGTGGCGCGTTGTATTGGTGCGCCGCATGGCTAAAGGACGACGACGCGGGGGCGTTTGTGGCGCCGACATCGCCCCCAACGGGGGGCGAGCGAGATCTATACGCCGTGTGGCCGCTCGGCTCGGGCTCCACGACTGCGTATGGCATTGGCGCCTGATCCCTGCCTGAAATCTCATCCCCTGCCGGTGCACCCACTAGACACATGACCGCCATCCCGATCCTGAACGGCGTGTACGCAGACCAGGCCCCCGACTGGCGCACGCGCTACCCGCGCAACATGGTCGCCGTGCCGAAGGCGCAAGGCATCAGCCAGGGCTATCTGCGCCCGGCCGATGGCATTGTGTTGTTCGGCACCGGCCCTGGCGTTGACCGCGGCGGGATCGAATGGAACGGGGTCATGTACCGGGTCATGGGCACCAAGCTGTGCAGCGTGAGCGCAGGCGGAAGCGTCACGGTACTGGGGGATGTCGGCGGGGTGGGGCAGGTCACGCTGGACTATGGCTTCGATCGCTTGGCGATCGCGTCTGGTGGCCGGCTGTACTACTGGAACGGTTCCACGCTCAGCCAGGTGACCGATACCGATCTGGGCACAGTGGTGGACATGCAGTGGGTCGCCGGGTACTACATGACCACGGACGGCACTTACCTGATCGTCACCGAGCTCAACGACCCAACCGCAGTCAACCCGCTGAAGTACGGCAGCGCGGAGAGCGACCCCGACCCCATCAAAGCCGTGCGGGAGTTGCGCAACGAGGTGTATGCCTTCGGCCGGCACACGATCGAGGTGTTCGAGAACGTCGGTGGCGACAACTTCCCATTTCAGCGGATTGAAGAAGCGCAGGTGCCGCGGGGCGCGATCGGTACTCACGCGGTGAGCGAGTTCATTGGGTCTTTCGCGTTCCTCGGGGGGGGCAAGAACGAGGCGCCTGCGGTGTGGCTGATGCAGCCAGGCGATTCGACGAAGCTGTCAACGCGCGAGATCGACCAAGTGCTCGAGGGCTACACCGAGGCGCAACTGGCCGATGTGGTGCTGGAGTCACGCGTGTCCAAGGGGCATCTACAGCTCTACATGCACCTGCCGGACCAGTGCTGGATCTACGACGCGGCCGCCTCCAAGGCCGCGGGAGAACCGGTGTGGTACAGCGCCGACAGCGGCCTCGGGGAGCCCTCAACCTACCGCGCTCGAAGCCTCGTGTGGGCGTACGACCGTTGGCTCGCAGGCGACCCGACCGGACCTGGCATCGGTGAACTTGTCACGAACCGCTCGGACCACTTCGGCGCCAAGATTGGCTGGGAGTTCGGCACTCTCATGCTGTTCAACGGCGGGGACGGCGCGGTGGTCCATGAACTGGAGCTCATCACGCTCCCCGGCCGCGTGGCGCTCGGCCCCGAGCCGACAATTTGGACCTCGTACAGCCTGGATGGTGAGACGTGGAGCCAGGAGCGTCCCAAGGCCGCCGGCAAGCAGGGCCAGCGGGCGAAGCGCATCGCTTGGCGCCGCAATGGCGACATGCAGATGTACCGCACGCAGCGGTTCCGTGGCACGTCCGACGCCCACCTGTCGATCGCCGCGCTGCAGGCCCAGATCGAGCCGCTGACATTCGGGGGCGACGGTGGCTGACCTCATCACCCAGACCAGGCCCATCCCGCGCGCTGAGCTCGCTGCAGCGTTGGGCGGCAATCATCGACTCATCAAGGTCTTCGAGGCCCTGCAGTCCGACGTCGGCACGACGCTGCCGGCCGGCGTCAACGAGGCGCAGGATTCAGCCGACACGGCGACCTCCGTTGCGGCTGCGGCGGCGAACGCGGCGGCGGAGGCAATCACGGACGCCGCCGCTGCACAGGGCACCGCCAACTCAGCGGTGGCGGCCATCTCGGCCCACGAACTTGCGGCCGACCCGCATCCCCAGTACCTGCAGCAGGCCGAAGGGGATGCGCTCTACGACGCGATCGGCGCCGCCTCTGCCGCTGTGGCCGCCCACGTCGCCGCGGTTGACCCGCACCCTCAGTACCTCACGCAAACCGAGGGCGACGCCCGCTATCCTCTACTGACCGCGCAGCCAGGGGCGGCCGCGCTCACGAATGGCACAGGCACCGGCGAGACGGTAATTGCGCAGTGGAGCCTTGTCGCAGGATTCCTGTCGGCAGGACGAAACCTGCGGCTCTCGGCTATCGGGCAGGTGAGCAGCACGGCCACGCTGACCTATCGCCTACGCATCGGCACTGCGGGGACCACTGCGGACGCCTTGGTGGCAACCTTCGCCACCAGCGCGGCTGGCGTGGCGAACGACTGGACCAGCGTCGAGGCGCTGATTTCCTGCCTGACCGCAGGCGTCACCGGCACAGCAACCGCGGGCGGCCGCGCCACCCTGGCCAGTGCGGTGCTCGGCATTGCGAACGGCGCCTACTCAGCAGCAACCATCGACACAACAGCGGCGCTGAAGGTGTCGCTTACCCTGCAGCAATCGGCGATCCAGACGCACACTACCCGCGCGGCACTGCTCACTTGAGCGGCTTCACGCCATACAATCCGCCAATCGACCGGATCCCGGTCCGCTGAGCACGTCGAGCCGCCAGCAGCTCACTGAACCCCGCAAGTAGCGGGAGAGAGTGAACTGCAATGCGGAACTTCCTGCGGCTCGGTACTGGCATCAACGTCATGCCATTGATGCTGGCCCTCGCGCGCCGGCCCGACCTGTGGAAGGAAGACTCCTTCCTTCGGCACTACCCACAAGGACCGTTCGGCGATGTCGAGAGCATCATGCTCCGCTTCCCGGAGAAGGTGGTCTTCAAGGGCAAGAGCGCAGAGAAGAAGGTCGAGCTCTACAAGCAGAACCGCCTGCCTGGGTACGACCAGCACGAGAGCATCGACTACCCCGCGTATTCGATCCTGACCGAGGCACGCCCTCTGGTCATGAATGTATTCGCCGCGGTTGCCGGTGAGCGGCTCGGCCGCGTCATTATCAACAAGATCGCCCCTGGCGGCCGGATCTATCCTCATCCGGACACCGAAGAGCATGCCGGCTACTACAGCCGATTCCATGTCGTGCTGCAGAGTGCAGAGGGCGTGAAGTTCCGTGCGGGCGACGAAGTGACGTACTGGGAGACCGGGTCTGTCTTCTGGTTCGACAACAAGGTCGAGCACGAAGTCATCAACGACAGCCCGATTGACCGTATCCATCTTGTGATGGACGCGAGGTGCTCCAAGTGATCGGCGCCATCATGGCCACGGGTGGCGCCATCCTCGCGACAGCGTCTGAGGGCGTGCGAACGGTCCAACGCGGGACCGTGTACCAGACCGAGCCCTGGAGATCGTTTAAGGGAGAGGCCCGTGAGCTGTTCGTCCGCCACTGGCGAGAGGTGGCGCTGAACCATGCCGACGTTCCTCTCGATATTGACCACGCGCGCTACGACGCCCTGGCGGATGTGGGCGGCCTGCATGTCCTCACCGTGCGCCGCGATGGCCTGCTGATCGGCTATCACGTCGCCATCGTGTCCTGGCACCTCCACTACGCCAGCACGCTGCACGGCATCACAGACGTCTACTGGATTGCCCCCGAGTGCCGACACGGAATCACCGCGATGCGCCTTTTCCAGGCCGTGGAGCGAGAGTTGAAGAAGCTGGGCGTCCGCAAGCTCTTCACTGCCACGAAGCTCCACATGGACCAGGGGCCACTGTTCGAACGCCTGGGCTACAAGCCCGTGGAGCGCCTGTATGCGAAGCTCATCTAACACCCGGAGATGGCCCTCGCTTGAGGGGCTGTCGGCTCGGATGACGACGGTTGCGGCGGCCATGGTTGGCGCCGCGGTGGTCGGAGGCGTGGTGTCGGCCGACGCTCAGCGCAGCGCCGCGAACAAGGCCGCTGATGCTCAACAGGCCGCAGCAGAAGCCGGCATCGATCAGAACACCCAGCAGTTTGCAGCGATTCAGAAGCTGCTGAGCCCGTACGTGCAAGCCGGGAACTCGTCGCTGTCGGCGCAGCAGAACCTGCTTGGGTTGAACGGCGCCAATGCCCAGCAGCAGGCAGTGGCTGCGCTGCAGAGCTCGCCAGCATTTCAGGCGCAGCTAAAGCAGGGCGAGACCAGCATTCTGCAGAACGCCTCGGCTACTGGGGGGCTGCGAGGCGGCAACACGCAGGCTGCGCTTGCACAGTACTCGCCTCTTCTTCTGGCCCAGACGATCAATGACCAGTACACGAAGCTGGGTGGCATGACCAGCATCGGCCAGAACGCGGCCGCCATGACCGGGAACGCAGGCATGCAGTCGGCTGGCAACGTGACGAACCTGCTGCAGCAGCAAGGCGCGGCCCAAGCAGGCGCATACCTGGCGCAAGGCAAGGCCACGTCGAGCGCAGTCAACGGCGTCACCCAGGCCATTGGGACCTACTACGGCAACGGGGGGAAATTCTGATGGCCCTCGGACCGATCGACTACAGCATCGACGTCGCCACGCCCTTCGAATCTGCGCTGAAGGGCTACCAGGCCGGCGCGGCGATCCGCCAGGACCAGATGCAGCAACAGCAGCAACAGCTCGCGCTGCAGCAGCAGCAACGGCAGCAGCAGTACCTGCAGCAGTTCATGTCCAAGCCTCAGAAGACGGCCCAGGACTACGCGGACGCCATCGTCCAGATGCCTCAGCTACGCGAGCAGTTCGAATCGTCCTGGAAGCTGCGCAGCGCCGATCAGCAGCAATCGCATCTCAGCGACGTGTCCCAGTACTACGCCGCGGTCCGGAACGGCAAGCCGGAGATCGCTGCGGACCTCATGGACCAGCGCGCAACGGCGATGGAGAACTCTGGAGCCGATAAGCGTGAGATCGATGCGCTTCGAACGCAGGCTCAGTTGGTGCGTGAGCACCCGGAGTTCGCCGGGAACGTCATGGGGCTCATGCTCGCGTCGCTGCCCGGCGGCGACAAGGTGATCGAGAGCGTTGGAAAGATTGGAGCGGAAGACCGCGCGGCCGCGAAGGCCCCTGCTGAACTGCGCACTGCCGAGGCGGGCGCCAACAAGGCAGAAGCCGATGCCGAAACGGCGAAGGTTGCCGCGAAGTACGCCGACCAGAGCGCCGTGATGGACCTGCAAAAGAAGGGCTGGGACATCAAGAAGGTGGTGGCCGACATCGAGATCGCCAAGGAGGCGAACCGCATCGCCGCGATGAATGCGGCCACTAGCCGCGAGGGCAACCAACTCAAGCGCGAGGAACTTCAACTCAAGGCGCAGGAGGCGCGCACTGCGCTTGACGACAAGATCCGTGAGAAGGTCGCCGGCGCGGAGGCCAGCGCAGCGACGATGGACAACATGCTCAACACCATTGAGCGCCTGCGCAAGAACCCGGCGCTCGGCACGGTGGTCGGGCCGGTCGCTGGCAACGAGATGTACCCGCACACCTTGATGGGCAGCAACACCGCTGCCGCGATGGGCATCACCGCCTCGGCCAACGACCGGGCAGACGCCATCGCGCTGATCGAGCAACTGGGCTCACAGGCCTTCCTTTCGCAGGTCCCGAACATGAAGGGGCAGGGCGCGCTGTCGAACGCCGAGGGCGAGAAGCTGCAGGCCGCGCTGGCCAACCTTAAGCGCACCCAAAGCGAGAAGCAGTTCCGCGAGAGCCTCGACGAGGCATTCCGACTTGTCAACAAGGGCCGGCAGAACCTTTCGGTCCGCACGGGCGTGCCGCTATCGGCGCCGGACATCCCCGCGGCGCGGCCGAAGCCCAGCAGCAGTGATTTCCAGCCGCAGGCCAGTGGTAGCGCTGCCCCAGCGACCACCAAAGGCGGCGCGACCGTTTCGAGCTGGTAAGCCATGCCGCGCGACGTCACCCTCACATTCGATGACGGCAGCACGCACCAGTACCGGAACGTGCCGGACAACGTCACGCCCGACCAGGTGGAGGCGCGCGCGGCTCAGGACTTCCGCGGCCGCCAGGTGCGCAACATCGCCGGCAGTCTGTCGGCGTCCACCATCCCGCAGTCGGATCCGCGGTTCCAAGCGCCGGCGCCTGACGCAACAGCACCGGTGCCGGGCGCACAGCCGCAGCCCGCCCCGTCGTTCGGCGACCGCGTGGCCGGCGCAGCGGAGACGGCCCTCGCAACGATCACCGGTGCGACCGGGGGTGCGCTAGGCATGGCCGGCGGAGCGCTCGGTGGCATTGCGGCTTCGATCGCTGCCGGCGGCTACGGTACCCCGGAAGCGGCCCAGCGCGTTCAGCAGCAGGCGGAGCAGGGCGCGGAGCGGTTCACCTACGCGCCCCGCACCCAACAGGGACAGCAGCAGGTGCAGGCACTTGGCGAGGTGCTGCAGCAGACGGTCCCCGTCATGGGCCTCACTGGGGAACTTGCCGGCATCGCGCGGGTGGCATCCAATGCCGGCCAAAGCGCCGCCGCTGCCGCTCCGGTGGTTGCTCGCGGCACCACGGCCGCGGCCCGTGAGCGCCTCGCGCCGGTGGTCCAGGCGGCGCAGGAGCGCATTGCCCCTGGTGCTGGCCGGTCCGCCGAGGCCACGCCGGGCACCATGGGTAGTGTTGGCGCCGCCGGCACGGACATCGCTGCCCAGCGCATCGCAACGGCGGAGCAACTCGGTTTCACGGGCGATTCAGCGCTAACCAAGGGCCAGGCCTCCCGCAACCCCGATCAACTGCGTTTCGAGGCCGAGACGGCCAAGACGCCCGTAGGTGAGCTGATCCGGGAGCGCTCGGCCAACCAAAACCACCAACTCGCCCAGACGGTCGAGCGCTGGATCGATGGCACCGGGGCCGAGACCATCGACAACGTCCAGACCGGCAACCGGGTGGTGGACACGCTCACCAACATGAAGGCGAGCGAAAAAGCCAAGGTTCGCGCGCTATACAAGCAGGCGGAGAAGGCCGGCGACATGGCCGAGCCGGTGGGCACCGATGGCCTGGTGGGCTTCCTGAATGAAAACCGCGTAGGTGAAACGACGGCGCCGGTGCTGAAGGTGGCGAAGGACGAGCTCGTGCGCCTCGGCGGCGCGTCGCTGGCCGATGACGGCTCCCTCGTCGCTGGCACGCTGGACCTGAACAAGCTCGAGGCGGTGCGCAAGGCGGTGAACAAGTTCACCAAGCAGGAAGGGCCCGACATGGCCATGGCCTCCGGCATCCGAGAGACGCTGGACGCGATGACCGATGGCGTGGGCGGCGACGCCTACAAGGCCGCTCGCTCGGCGCGCATCGACCTGGCCCGGAAGTTCGAAAACCGCGCCGTAGTGGCTGACCTGCTGGCCAACCGCAAGAAGATGGCAGACCCCAAGGTTGCCGCAGAGAACGTCTTCGACCGCGTGGTGCTCAAGGGCTCGCAGGACGACGTCTCCTTCATGCGCAACCTGCTGCAGTCTGGCGGCGAGGATGGTGCCCAGGCCTGGACCGAACTGCGCGGCGCCGCCTACCGCTACCTGCGCGAGCAAGCCCTGGCCAACAGCGCCACGGACCAGGCTGGCCGCACGATCTTCTCGCATGCCAAGTACCTCGACGCCGTCAAGCGCCTGGACAAGAACGGCCGACTCGATCTGGTGCTGGGCAAGAAGGAAGCGCAGTCCGCGCGCGACTTGGCTGAAATCTCGGCGTACGTGCTGACCACCCCGCCCGGGACCGTTAACCACAGCAACACGGCGAGCGTCGTGCTGGCGGCCCTGGCGGAGGCCGGGGCCGCAGGCTCGATGACCGGCCTGCCCGTTCCCGTGCTTACCGGCATGAAGGTGCTGTCACAGCACCTCAAGGACCGCCGCGTGCGCCAGCGTGTCAACGATGCACTGCGGACAGCCAAGGCCAAAGAAAAAGCGCAGCAGGCCACCCTGCCGGCTGAAGCCATCCCGAACTGAGGACCGAGCATGCTCGCCACTGTTTCCCCGTTCCCACAGTACTTCGACCTCCAAGGCCGGCCGCTCGACAGCGGCTACCTGTACTTTGGGGCGGCCAACGACAACCCTGAGACGAACCCGGTCCAGGTCTACTGGGACGCGGCGGGGACTCAGCCAGCAGAGCAACCCATCCGGACCATCAACGGGTGCGCCGTCCGCTATGGCACCCCCACTCAAGTGTTCACGGCTGCGCTGGACTATTCGTTGACCGTGAGGGATGCCAAGCGCCGATTGGTTGTCTATGCCAAGGAGTCCGCCGACTTCGCAGCATTTGCTTCTCTGGGCGCCAATCTGGCCTCTCCGGCTGTAGGCAAGGGGTCGAAGCTCATTGCCTACATGCTGCGCTTGACTGGAGCGGTGGCGCGCTGGGTAGAGGACAAGCTCAGCGAGAGCGTCAGCGTGTTCGACTTCATGACCGAAGCGCAGATCGCGGACGTGAAGGCTGGCACGCTGACGCAGGACGTGACCGCCGCCCTAACCGCAGCCTTCTCCTGCGGCCGGAAGAAGATCTACGCGCCGGAGGGGGTGTACCTGTTCACCTCCCAACTGGTGGTGCCGAATCTCGTCAAGGTGCACGGTGACGGTTACGGCACGGTCGCTGGCCAGGCTGGGACGCGCTTCATCAAGCGGGGCAACTTCAATGGCGTCGTGGTCAACGTCGGCTCTCAACTCGAGAACCTGAGCGTCGAAGGTGATGCTGGCAACGGTGGAGACGGGATCCATGTCCTTGGCGGCCGGTCCAGCCTTCGCAACGTGTCGTCCTTCGGCCATGGCCGAGATGGCATCAAGGTCGGCGATTACGCGGTGAGTTCCGCCAACACGAACCTTTGGCGCATCGAGAACGCCATCAGCCGATCGAACACACGCCACGGACTGTTCATTAGCCACGAGGGCGAAACGACGGTACCTGATGCAAACGCCGGCTGCCTCCACGGGTTCGAGGCGTCTTTCAATGGTGGGGATGGCCTGAAGGTTGGCGAGGCGTGCGAGAACCAGCTGCTCGGAATTGCCTGCCAGAACAACACCGGCTATGGAGTCCACTTCGCCCAGTATGCGCGCGGCAATTACCTGCCGAAGGCATACACCGAGAACAACACCGCGGGCGGCACCATCCTTGACAGCGGGGCCGATGAGAACTGGGTGATTGGCGATCGAATCGCATTGACGAACGACCAGATCACCGACAACGGAGCTGGAAACTACGTCGTCGGGAAGCGGGGCTCGATCACGAACCTGCCGCTCTTCAAGTCTCCAATTGCGTGGTTCGACCTGCGTTTCATCGAGGCCACGACATCAGGTGTCTGGCAGATCGTCAAGGAGGCCACTACTCGCAACCTGATCATCCGCTTGATCAGCACGAGCGCGACGGCGGACGTGCACATCGAGAACACGGGGGGTGGATTCGCAGGCTTGCGCTTCAGCCGAGGGACCAACTCAGCCGCTATTCGCGCACTGCAAGGGCGCGTCAATGTCAGCTTGAACTTCGGCACCATCCCGGCTCAGTCGAGCGTCGATCAGACGGTCACGATCAGCGGCGTGGACAACACGTTCATGCTCAAGGCGACCCCCATTTTCGCGATCCCGGCAGGAGTGTCATGGGAGGCGTATTGGGACTCTGGCGCATCAGCGGTCAAGGTTCGTTGCACCAACGTCACCGGCGCCGGTATTGCCGTGTCGGGCGGATTCAACGTGGCCGCAGCGCAGATCGTATGACCCACCAGGAGGCCCTGTAATGCAGCCGCCAGACATTGACGCCGCGGCCGCAGCTGTCGCATCTCACCCCGGGGCCTTCGGCCTGCTGGGATCCCTGGTGGGGCTGCGCTGGGCGCCCGGCACCGGCTGGCCGACGAAGGTCGCCAACGTCGCCAGCGGCACGGTGCTGGCCGGCGTGCTGGCCCCGGCGGTGGCTGAGCGCCTGCACCTGAGCCCGTCGCAGATCAGCGTCACCGGCCTGGTCATCGGCCTGTTCGGCATCTCCATCGCCGACGCGGTGACACAGGCCATCCGCACCTTCGATCTCGCGGGGTTCCTCACCCGTCGCTTCGGTGGAGGCCAATGATGGACGCGCTCTCCCTGATCAACGCCCTGGCCACCCTGGTGCTGTTCACCGGCCTCTCGTGGCTCATCCTGTCGCCCACCGTCAACGACGGAATCGTGATCAAGCTGGGCCTGGTGCTGATGGCGCTGAGTGAGCTGGGCGTCTCCATGCTGCTGCTCGGCGGCGACTGGACGCCGTACCGCCCGCTCATGCTGTGCCTGGCCGGCGTGCACATCGGGGCCGCGGTGGTGCTGCTGGGCTACCTGCTGCGCCGCGGCCGCGTGCGGCACCCGGTGCGCCGCGTTACCGACTGGGCGCCGCTGGATGGCGCGGGGACGGCGCCGCGATGAAGCTCGACGCCTACCAGCTGGCCACCGCCGTGGGCGCGCCGCTCGATCGCGGCTACCGCTGGCTCGACCACATCAATGCCACGCTCGAGGCGTTCTGCGTCAACACGCCAGCACGCGCCGCCGCCTTCCTGGCGCAGGTCGGGCACGAGAGCGGCGGCCTGCGCTACGCCCGCGAGATCTGGGGGCCCACGCCGGCGCAGCAGCGCTACGAGGGCCGCGTCGACCTCGGCAACAACGTGCCCGGCGACGGCCGGCGGTACATGGGCCGCGGGCTGATCCAGGTGACGGGCAGGGCGAACTACCGCGCCGCGGCGGCCGGCCTGCAGCGCTGGTTCCCAGGCGCCCCGGACTTCGAGGCCCAGCCCGACCTGCTCGAGCTGCCGCAGTGGGCGGCGGCCAGCGCCGGCTGGTACTGGGCGAACCGCGGGCTGAACGAGCTGGCCGATGCCGGCGACTTCATCGGCATCACGCGGCGCATCAACGGCGGCACGAACGGCCTGGCCGACCGCCAGACCCGGTACGCGGCCGCACGCGGCGTCCTGGGGGTGGCGTGACGCCCGCGCTGTGGCTCCTGGCCGCCGAGCTGCTGGCGGTGCTGGTGGTGGCCGCCGGCCTGTTCATCGCCGGCCACCACGGCGGCGTCAAGGCTGGCAGCGCGGCGGTGCAGCAGCGCTGGGACGCCGAGCGCGCCGCGCGCGCGACCGCCGATGCGTCGAAAGCCGCCGCCGAACTCGACAAGTACCGCCGACGTGTCGAATCCTCCCAGGAGATCGCCCATGAAGCCGAAACCGCCGCCAGCGCCGCGCGCGCTGATGCTGCTGCCGCTGGTGCTGCTGCTGACCGCCTGCGGCGCCACGCTGCAGGCCTCGCCGCCCGCTGTGACGGCCGCGCCGATCCCGCCGCTACCGCCGGCAGCGCGCCAGCCGCCGGCCCCGGCCTGGTGCTCGCCGACCTGCTCGCGCGGTCTGACGACACGTCGGGGGAGCTGGCTGCCGCCTACGACCGAGCCCGAATCGCCGGCCTCGCCTGCGAGCGGGCCTACGACTCGCTGACCTCGACGAGGTGATTTTCGTGGGGACGACCGGCCTGGGAGCCGCATGATTGCGTGGCGCAGAATGCGGCCCTTGTTCCCACGCAACGGCCGCCAAACCGCATGAATGCTCGCTTCCCGCCTCAGATTGTGATTCTGGTTGTCGTGGGTTCGAGTCCCATCAGCCACCCCACCGAATAAGCGGCAACGCTCCGAATGCCTGGTTTCCAAGGGAACCAGGCATTTTTGTTTTGGGGTTGCGGCGGCCGGGCTGCCGCGACAGGCAACAAAAAACCCGGTGCAGGCACCGGGTCGGGTCGACGCTCAGGGCGGGCCGGGGTGTCCCGGCCTTGCCTGCTGGCC